CTCTTTCAGTTGGACTTGCTGCTTTTGACCTTGACTTTGACCTTGACTTTGACTTTGACTTTGACTCTGAGCCTTGGCGAGTGTCCATAGTAGGGGGGGCGAACCATTGTCCATAGTAGGGGGCGCAGGAAAGTCTCACTCAGTGAGAGTACCTGAGACTTGACAGGCAGCCCAAAGTATGAGATAATATGTTTAAGAAATGGGGAGAGTCCCTATTTATTTTTTTCTTATTATATATCAATAACTTACTACTCTCACTCAGTGAGACTTACAGAGGATTTCAAAATGAAATTACTAGATCGTAGTGGTGCTAACACTAAGTTAGCCAAGACCAATGATGGTTCTGAGTATCTTGTTGCAGGGTTATCACTCATGCCTGATGACATACTCTGTGCTTACCGTAAACGTGCAGATTGTGGGGAGACTTGTCTTGTCTTTACTGGGATGGCTAGGGTATTCCCTAAGATCAACCAAGCAAGGCAGCGTAAAACTGACTGGTATCATTCAGATCAGGAAGGGTTCCTTGAGCAACTCCGCAAAGAACTGCGGTTACACCAAAAGAATTGTGAGAAGAAAGGTATCAAGCCTGCTGTAAGGCTTAACGTGCTCAGCGATATTGCGTGGGAGAAGCATGGCATACCTCAAGAGTTCCCTGACATATTCTTCTATGACTACACGAAGAATGCGTTTCGTCTGGGGAAAACTCCTGACAACTACAATCTCATCTTCTCATACAGTGGTGCTCCTGAGTACCAACAGTTTGTGGCTAGAGCATGGGAGACTGACTCTCCGATTGCTGTGGTCTTTAAGAATCGAGTGCCTGACACCTTCATGGGTCGTGAGGTAGTTGATGGAGACAAGTCCGACCTTGACAACGTGGTAGCAGGTCGTGTTATAATTGGTCTTGTCGAGAAGGTGTCGGGTAATGAGTCTCCAGTGTTCATGGTTGATCCCGACCTAATCGCAGTAGCAGCTTAACTCTCACTGAGTGAGACTTTTAACTTAACTTGAGGAATGTAATTATGTTGTTATCTTTAATTGGTAAGTCACCTAAGGTGTCTAAAGTATTTGTTCGTACACTTGCAGCAACCCTACCTCTCTTGGGGTACAAGGTTAAACCTGATACCAAGAAGGTTCGTGTCAAGAATCTTGATGGTACTTGGAAGGTGGGTGCAAATGGTAAGGGTGTGTATCGCAGAGTCGGTAAGCTAGACAATCGGTTCTTTGCTGTACCTCGTTGGGGTCATGGGGCTGCTCTGATCTTGACAGCTCGTAAGGTTGTTAAGCGTGATCGTGAGGACTTTGAGGGTGAGACATACTTGTCAAAGCATCGTGGTTATCTTACAATAGCTGTCGAGCACAGCAAGGGTCGCTTGTTGTGGGATGTACAGAACCGAGACATCCAGTAATCAATACGAGGGTAGGTTATCCTGCCCTCACTTTTTCTAAACTAGGAGAATACATTAGGAGTATAGACTATGAGATATTGTTATATAGTTTGGGTTGGCGATATAGACGAGCACTACGACAATTATCAAGAGGCTTTTTATGCTCTTGAAGATTGGGTAGAAAAAGGTCATGATGACGTAATCTTAGAAATAATTCCAGAAAACAGGAGTGAGCTATGAGTATATTAGATCAAGATACAAAAACTATCAGTGTTGGCGACATCTTCAATGATATGTGGATTGAAGAGATATGGATAGGTTGTCACAGTGGTAGATGTATGGCGTACTACCACACTGTCTCGAAGTCTGGTACTAAATTTGTCTTTACCCACGATGAGGTTATGGCTTTACTTAAAGTTAAAGTGGAGGAAGTAGCATGATAGTAGGTCATCACGATACAGTTGCAATAACTGAGAAAGACTTTGAGGAGTATCACCTACACTGGCACGCTAGTGATGGTACTTTCGGTGACGAGTTCATCTGTCGCATCTACGGTCATGTAGACAAGGCTGTCAAGGCTGCTCAGTTAATAGCTAACAAGCAGTGTGAATATGTATCATATCCAGTGGTTATGAAATCATGGTCAGAATGGGAGAATGAGAATGACTAATTATGATAAGCTAGACGCAGTTAAGAACATTCGCTACGAGTCCTTTGCAGGGGGTGAGCCTTACATCATGACTCGTGAGGAAGCTGAAGATCACTTTGAGTGTCTCATCGAGGCACTACAGGGGTACTACCCTGATGGTGCGGTGTTTGCAATGGACGAGAATAATCATGACATCTTCATCGAATGGGACTAAGGTAGAAAAGATAGTCATACCTGATGCTGCGATAAGGGAGTTCAATGAGAAGTATGGTAAGTATTTACCAAAACCTCAGGAGACTATCCCTTACGTAGATGAGGATGCAATGTACCTACAATATGTAATGGGGGTTACTGATGAGTGAAGCAACACATGGCGGCAAAGGTAGCAAGCGTAGACCTACTGATGCTGACAAGTACAACCAAAACTATGACCGTATCTTTTGTAAGAAAGGTACTCAACCAAAGACACAGGAGAAAACTAAAGTGGATCATTTAGATTACAACGAAGCATCAGCATGGAGACCTGCTTGTGGTGGCACTGAGCGACCGTTCGAGTGGGGTGGTAAAGAGTATTTGTATATGTGGAATCACGAGACAGGTGAACACGCATATTACAATGCTACCGATGATGTCTTTGAACCTAACGTGGAGTTTAACTAATGTATCTAGTATCTTGGAGTGACACTAACGGCTACCATGACATGACCTTTAACGATTACCAAGAAGCAATAGAGTTCTTGGCTGATCTTGAGGATAACTGTACTGGTAGTTCCTTTACTACTCTTAATGACGCTGACGATGAGCGTGAGGAGCACTGGTACGATGCCAACTCTTGATGACCAGATTGAACTTGAGTATCTCATGGTTCAGTCAGGTATCAAGCGTTACCAAAAGCAGATGAGTGATCTCGCTGCTAGTGGGCATGGTGCAAAGACTCTGCATGGTAGGGCTATCGTAGCAGGGGTAGCTCAGGCAGTAGCGTTAGCCATTGATGAGTTCATACAGTCGAACCTTAAGATGAAGGTCAAGACTTTATTAAAGCAGAGTGACCCAAGACAGTTAGCCTACTTGTCTTTGATAAGTGTGGTTGATAGGATTGCAGGTCAGACTCCTTTGATGGGTGCAGCCTTGTTCGTAGGTACACAGGTGGAGACTCAGCAACGACTTGAGAAGTGGATACAGGCTGATAAACAGACTGCTAACTACATGATCAAGCAGGCTAACAAGAAATCTGACAAGGGCTTTGACCACAAGCGTCATGGTCTGAACCATAAGATGAAGTCGGATGGTGTTGATATACCTTACTGGTCTCGTACAGATCGGATAGCTGTAGGTATGAAGCTCATCTCTCTTATCGTAGAGAACTCAGGGATAGCTAAGATAGTTAAGAAGGGTGATGGTAGGAAAACTACTTCGTATGTTGTGGCTACTGAGTCTACACTTCAGTGGGTCAAGACGTTCAACGAAACGAAGGAGAAGAACTTACCTCGCTATGCTCCCTGCATTATCGAGCCTAAGGATTGGGATAGCTTTTGGGGTGGTGGCTATTACAGTGACCACATAAATCAGAAACCTTTTGTCAAGGTGCATACATGAACGAAGAAACTCAGAAATATATAGATGAGTTCGAGCAGTATGATTTATCCATGGAGTATGGGTGCGTCAATGCTCTGCAAAAAACTCCTTGGAGAATAAACACTTACGTCCTAGAGACTCTTAGAGCTGTCTGGGATAGCGGTGAGGAATGGAAAGGTTTACCTGCCAAGTATGACAGGGCGTTGCCTGTGTACCCTTTTGGGGACACTAAGATACAGGACGTTGAGGACAAGGCAGCAGTCAAGAAGTTTAAGAGAGACCGTACTAAGATACATACCCTGAACAACAGGGAAATGTCTAAGCGGATACAGGTGGAGCGTACACTTCAGATAGCTGAGGAGTATGCCGAGAGGGAAAAGATGTGGTATGTCTGGCAGTGTGACTTCAGGGGTCGTAAGTACCCTGTAGAATCCTTCCTGTCTCCACAGAATGCTGACTACAGCAAAGCTCTACTAGAGTTTGCGTCTCCTGCCACTATAGTTACTACCGAGGATGCCAAGTGGTTGGCTATTCATGGTGCTAATCTATTCGGGGTGGATAAGGTTAGCTTAGAAGATCGTGAGATGTGGGCGTACTTCAATGCAGATAAGGCTATTGATGTATGCAACAACCCTCTCGGCAACTCGTGGTGGCAAGAGGCTGACAAGCCTTGGCAAGCACTAGCATGGTGCAAAGAGTGGGCAGAGTACAACGTCGCTAGAGCTAATGGGGAGACGTATGAGACGTACTTACCTTGCGCTAGTGATGGTACGTGTAACGGCTTACAACACCTCTCAGCGATGCTCAGGGACTCTGAAGGTGGGCGTAGTGTAAACCTAACGCCTAGCCCAGTACCTCAGGACATCTACAGGGATGTTGCGGAGAAAACTACAGAACTTTTACAGGTCGAGGCTGACAATGGGGAGATACTTGCTCAACAATTACTCACCCTTGGGATTGACCGTAAGATTTGTAAGAGACCTGTAATGATTGTGCCTTACAGTGGTACGCTTCATGCGTGTAAGTCATACATCAAGGAAGCCTTGGAAGAAAAGCTAGAGGATATGGATTACAATCCCTTTGGGGACAGTGACTTGTTCCGACCGTCTCAGTACTTAGCCAAGTATGTGTGGCAGGCTATCTCTGAGGTTATCGTAGCTGCCTTTGAGGTCATGGATTACATCAAGGACATCTCAAGGTTGTATGCCAAGGCAGGTAAGCAGTTCAGTTGGGTCACACCTACCAACCTACTGGTCAGGCAAACGTACAAGGAGAAGAAAGGGCGTAGAGTTCATACGCATATCTCTGGTAGTATGGTTACTGTCCATGTTAAGGATGGTATACCCGACACAATCAACGTAAGGAAGGCAGTATCTAGTGCCAGTCCTAACTTTGTACATTCCTTAGACGCTTCGGCTCTAACCATGACTGTACATGAGGCACTCAAGGACGGTATCAAGGACTTTGCGATGGTACATGACAGTTTTGGGACACACTCTCCCAATATGCCGTTGTTCAACCTACGCATAAGAGAATCGTTCGCAAAGCTTTACACTGAGAACGATGTGTTGTACAATCTCTACCTGAGAGCTAGTGAGGAGTTGCCTGATGCTGATGTACCTAAGCCACCTGAGAAGGGAGACTTGGACATAAATGAGGTGCTCGTAAGTCCTTACTTTTTCTCATAATTTTATTATCGACACTATAGCCCGTAAACAACAGAGGAAATATCTATGGCTAACAAAATGATGACACTTAAGGGTAACGCAATGTGGGCAAAGGTCTTTGAGCCTGACACAAAGTTTGACCCTAATGGTATCTACACCATCAACCTTCAGTTACCTGAGGAAGAAGCAGCACAGATGTGTGAGCAGTTAGAACAGCTTGCTCAAGAGCGTTTCAATCAAGAGGTCAAGCGTAAGCCTGCCTTGAAGAACACTCTGTCCATGTCTACACCTGTCAACCCTGTCTATGATCGTGACACTGGTGACGCTACAGGTGATGTTGAGTTCAAGTTCAAGCTCAAGGCTAAGATCAACACCAAGGCAGGTGACGTATACGACCAGAAGGTTGCTGTATTCGATGCCAAGCGTAAGCCTATTGAAGGTGGTGTCAATATCGGTAATGGTTCTACTGTCAAGGTAGCTTTTGAACCTATCCCATACATGATGTCTGCTACTAAGACAGTCGGTGTGTCGTTACGTCTCAAGGCTGTTCAGGTTATTGATCTTGTAGAGTACTCAAACTCTTCTAGTATCTTTGACGAGGAAGACGGTTACGAAGCTACTACTGCTGAAGTAACACCTATCCGTAAGGATGAGACACCTTTCGATGATGATGGTCTACAGGGAGCTTTAGCTGCTGATGGCGACTTCTAGGAGCACACTAGAAGAAAGGGTTCAGGCAGACCTAGACGAGCGTGGGGTAAGTTACGAGTACGAACCTTGTAACCTACCCTATGTAGTCCAGAGAAACTATGTGCCTGACCTTAAAATCGAGGATATGTATATAGAGGTCAAGGGGTACTTTCGCCAAGACGCTCAACGTAAGATGCGTAACGTGAAGGAGCAGCACCCTGATCTCGATATACGATTCCTTTTCCAAAAACTTAACAGTACGGTTCAAGGTGCTAAGCGTCGTAAGGATGGTAGCAAAATGACTTGTGCTGAATGGGCAGATAGATATGGGTTTACATACGCTGAAGGAGTTATCCCCGATGAGTGGCTCAGATGAGAGCGAATTTATACAACACATACCCTGTGATTCCTGTGGTTCGTCCGATGCCAACAGTCTTTACAGTGATGGTCATACTTATTGCTTTGCGTGTGAGACGTATGGCGAGGAAGGAGAACCTACAGAAAATGTTGTCTCGATTGCTCCTGCGAATTTTGTTTCGGGAGACTACAAAGCACTAACTAAACGTAAGCTGTCTGAAAAGACAGTACGTCTTTGGGACTATCAATCAGGAATCGTAAATGGTAAACCAACGCAGATTGCAAATCACAAAACCAAGGACGGTAAAACAGTTAGTCAGAAACTCCGCACAGCCGACAAAGAGTTCAGCGTCCGAGGAGTCCTTAAAGATGCAGGTCTCTACGGTCAATGGCTCTGGCGTGACAAAGGTAAGTCAGTAACAGTGGTAGAGGGAGAGCTTGATGCTCTCTCTTTATCTCAAGCCTTTGACCACAAGTGGGCTGTCGTGTCTCTCAAGACAGGTGCGGCAGGTGCTAAGCGTGACATCAAGAAAGAACTGGAATGGTTAGAATGTTTTGAGTCTGTTGTCTTTATGTTTGACAATGACGATGCAGGACAGAAGGCTGCACTAGAATGCGCCTCACTGCTCTCTCCTCGCAAAGCTAAGATTGCTAGGCTACCACTCAAGGATGCCAGTGATATGCTTCAGGCAGGCAGACAGAAGGAACTGGTTGATGCGTTCTGGTCAGCTAAGACTTTCACACCTGACGGTATCATTAACGGTGCTGACTTGTGGGAAGAAGTATCTACAGAGAAACACGTAGAGACTTTACCATACCCTTATGCTGAACTAAACGAGAAGATCGGTGGTTGTCGTCTAGGTGAGATCGTTACTGTTACGGCAGGTTCAGGTCTAGGTAAGTCACAGCTCACTCGTGAGTTTGCTTACTCGTTCCTAAACCAAGGTGCTACCATTGGCTACGTTGCACTAGAGGAATCTAGTAAGCGTACTGGTCAAGGTCTGATGTCGTTACACCTTAACAAGCTAGTACATCTTGAGGATGTCAGTAAGGAAGAACTACGTTCAGCGTTTGATGCAACACTAGGTACTGGTCGTGTGTTCATGTATGACCATTGGGGTTCTACTGAGTCAGATAACTTACTCAACAAGATACGTTACCTTGCTCGTGGTTGTGGTTGTAAGTACGTTATACTCGATCACATCTCTATTGTAGTTAGTGGTATGGATGGTGGTGATGAACGTAGAACAATCGACACGTTGATGACTAACCTTCGTAGCCTAGCCGAGGAGCTAAACATCGGGTTGGTAGTTGTATCACACTTGCGTAGACCATCAGGTGACAAAGGACATGAAGAAGGTGTGACTACTTCTCTGTCACAACTCAGGGGTTCAGCAGCTATTGGACAGTTGTCTGACATTGTTATAGGACTTGAACGTAACCAACAAGACCCTGAAAATTCTGACGTTACCACGTTGCGTGTACTCAAGAACAGGTGGTCAGGTGTTACTGGTGTAGCAGGCACTCTAGTCTATGACAGAGACACTGGTCGCATGACCGAAGAAGAACCTAATCCATTCTAGGAGAAAGTATGAGTTCAGATAATGATGTGTTTGTTGATGAGTTAAAGGTAATGCAGGCGTATAAAGCATTAGCTAAGATAATGGGAGAGTTAGGTATAGATGAAGACGTACCTACCTTCAAAGCATTCAAAGAAACTTACATTGAAGAGATGCTAGACGCAACACCCCTAGAAGATTAATCACTCCGACGAGAGGATATTATGTACATATTTGATATAGAAGCAGACAACTTGTTAGACAAGGTAACTAAGGTTCACTGTATTGTTATACAAGATACAGTTACAGGTGAGGTAACAAAGTTCGACCCCTACAGGCTACTACGTGCTCTTGATAAATTAGACGAAGCCGAGGTTATTGGTGGACACAACATCATTACCTACGACTTACCAGTCTTAGAAAAGCTGTACGGTTGGAAGCCTAAGGCTAAAGTGTTCGACACCTTAGTTGCCACTAGGCTTATCTGGTCTGACTTGAAAGATCGTGACTTCATATCACGCAAGGTTGAGCCTAAGCTGTTTGGTTCTCATTCCTTAAAGGCATGGGGTCAACGTTTGGGTTTACTTAAAGGTGACTACGGTCAACAAGAGAGCGCTTGGCATTCTTACAGTTCTGAGATGCTTGAGTATTGTGCTCAAGACGTTGCAGTAAACTGTAAGTTGTTAGAGCTTATAGAGTCTAAGGATTACCCTGAAGAACCTATGCAGCTAGAGCATGACATGGCTACCTTATTGTTTCAGCAGCAAGCTGTCGGCTTTCCCTTTGACGTAGAGAAAGCAGGCAAGCTACACGCTCTACTCTCTGGTCGTAAGGCAGAGATAGAAGACCACTTAGTTAGTAAGCTAGAGCCTACTATCGTAGAACTCAAGACTAAAACTAAAGTGATTCCTTTCAACCCTGCTTCACGTAAGCAGATAGCAGACCGTTTACAAAAGCTAGGATGGACACCTAAAGACTTCACACCTACAGGTGAGCCAAAAGTTGATGAAAAAATTTTAGCAGGTATTGACTTACCCGAAGCTAAACTTCTTACTGAATACTTGATGCTTAACAAACGGCTAGGACAGTTAGGTAATGGTAAACAAGCGTGGCTCAAACTGGTTAAGGATAACCGCATACATGGTCGTGTTAATCACATGGGTGCTGTCACTTCACGCTGCACACACAGCGACCCGAACGTTGCACAAGTACCGAGCACAGGTGCAGCATTTGGAAAAGAGTGTAGAGAACTGTTCCACGCTCCTAGTGGATACGTACTCCTTGGTGCTGATGCATCAGGACTTGAACTACGATGCTTGGCACACTATATGCATAGGTACGACAACGGCAGATACGGAAAAGAAATACTAGAAGGTGACATACATACTGCCAATCAACAAGCAGCAGGTCTTGACACACGTCCTCAGGCTAAGACGTTTATCTATGGTTTCCTGTATGGTGCAGGTAACGAGAAGATCGGACAGATCATAGGTAAGGGTGCAACCGAAGGTGGTAGAATCAAGAAGCGTTTCCTAGCTAAGACACCTGCACTTAGTAAACTAACTAAGGCAGTCAAGGCTAAGGTAGAGGCACAAGGTAGTTCAGCGTTTCTCAAAGGATTAGACGGAAGGTTGATTCCTGTCCGCAGTCCTCACGCTGCACTGAACACCTTACTACAATCAGCAGGTGCTATTATCTGCAAGCGTTGGTACAAAACTATTAAAGACTTGCTAGTAGAGGAAGGCTTAGATAATGACGATGTATCTATCGTAGCCTTTGTACATGATGAGGTTCAGATAGTAGTCCGAGAAGGGCTTGAGGAGAAGGTCGGTGACATTACAAGACAAGCTATTAAAAGAGTACAGTCCCACTACGGATTCAACTGTCCCCTTGATTCCGAGTACCAAGTCGGACGAAGTTGGGCAGACACTCACTAGCAGTAGGTTGGGTGACTTAGCTGAGTTCTATGCAGTCACATGGTTGTGGGATAACGGCTTTGAAGTTTTCCCCAATGCAGGCTGTACTGGCGCTGTAGATATGATAGGCATGAAGGATGGTAAGGTTTACTTGTTCGATGTAAAAACTTATCGAGGTCATAAGGCTTCCCATCCTAATCCTAGAACGGAGTTACAGAAAGAACTAGGTGTTCAATACATCTTGTTCGATCCTGCAACTCGTAACTTAACCCTTAGGGAGCATAAAGAATGAGTCCAGAAACATTTAACTTAGTACTGGGATTATCCTTAGCAGGTATATCCTTTGCGTTTACATTCAAGTGGGTGATAGGCTCTTACTTAGAATACAAACTACTCAGTAAAGGTAAGAGCGTACCTATCCAAATGGATGCTGAAGAGTTTGAAAAGTATGTAAAGAATATGGAGGAAGGTGACGATGACGACTTTATTGGTAGACGGTGATATTGTTGCATACAAAGCGGCAGCAGCAGCAGAGACTCCTATTGACTGGGGTAATGGTGTGTGGACTTTACACGCTACAGAGCAAGATGTCATAGGTTCTATTAAAGAGTTTATGGGACATCTAATTGCAGGCTCTGACTGTGACAATGTAGTTAGTTGTCTGACAGGCTCTAAGAACTATAGAAAAGATATAGCTTCTTATTACAAAGAGAACCGAGTACCTAAACGTAAGCCTATGTTATTAGGTTTTGCTAAGGACTTTCTATACGACAACTACAACGGTCGCTTGGAAGAAGGTATAGAAGCTGACGATCTCTTAGGTATCTTAGGCAGTGGTGAAGAAGATAACCTGATCTGGTCGGCAGATAAAGACTTACTTACAATACCTGCACGACACTTCATAGACGGTAGGGTTGTGACTATCAATGAGGAAGAAGCTGATTATCATTTCTTCTTACAAACTTTGGTAGGAGACAGTACAGATAATTATAAAGGCTGTCCAACAATCGGAGAAAAGACTGCTAAGAAGCTATTAGAGAAGGAGTGCTCATGGGAAGCTGTGGTTAAACAGTTTGAAAAGAAAGGGCTAAGTGAAGAAGTAGCTATCGAGAATGCTAGACTAGCTCGTATACTTAGGCATGGCGAGTATGACTTTGAGACTAAAGAGGTTACGTTATGGGCAGCATAGATGATGCAACGCCTGAAGAGTGGGATGCGGTTCGTGATGTAGTAGAACATCCACCGCATTACAACTTAGGGGCTATAGAGACTATTGATTATATAGAAGACGTACTTGGCGAGTACGACGCAATACACTACTGTCATGGCAATGTTATTAAATACACTGGCACTCGTTTATGGAACAAAGGTAAACCTATCGAGGATGCTCGTAAAGCTGTGTGGTACTTAAATAAAATGATTGAACTATTAGAAAAAACAAAAGGAGTAAACTGGTGACAGCTACTTACGATTACATTGCAGGTATGTACGAAGCCTTTGACTACTATCAAGGTAAGGCTAATGAGACAGCTATCTTCCCTGAAGACCAAGCCCTAGAGTATTTATCTCTAGGTCTCTTGTCGGAAGCAGGAGAGGTGGCAGGAAAAATTAAGAAAAAAATTAGAGACGGAGAACCATTTGATTTCCGAGAAGCTCTTGAAGCTGAGCTAGGTGACGTACTTTGGTATATTGCTTTGTTGTCTGACAGGTTAGGTCTGAACTTGAGTGACGTAGCTTTCAACAACATTATTAAATTACAAAACAGAAAAGTTAAAGGCACATTAAGAGGGTCAGGTGATAACCGATGATGGATTCATATCAGCAGTACATACACAAGTCACGCTACGCACGATGGCGTGAAGACGACAATCGTCGTGAGACTTGGGACGAGACAGTAAGACGTTACACAGACTTCTGGGTAGGACGTGGACAGATTGACTACGATACCTCAGAGATGCTATACAAAGCCATATACAACCTAGAAGTAATGCCCTCTATGCGTTGCTTAATGACAGCAGGTGAAGCACTTGATCGTGATAACATGGCTGGCTTTAACTGCTCATACATTGCAGTAGATCATATCAGAGTGTTCGATGAGATTCTTTACGTACTCATGTGTGGTACAGGTGTAGGCTTCTCAGTTGAACGTCAATCAGTAAGTAAACTACCAGAGGTAGCGGAGGAGTTCCATGAAACAGACACTACAATCGTTGTTAAAGACAGTAAAATTGGTTGGGCAAAAGCTTTCCGAGAGTTGGTTAGCCTTTTGTATTCGGGTCAAGTACCTTCTTGGGACGTGTCGAAACTTCGTGGTAAAGGTGAAAGACTCAAAACATTTGGAGGAAGGTCGTCTGGAGCTGATCCTCTTGTTGCTCTGTTCGATTTCACTGTTGCCACTTTTAAAGGCGCTTCTGGACGCAAGCTAACGAGTATAGAATGTCATGATATTGTTTGTAAAATTGCAGAGATTGTTGTGGTGGGTGGTGTCCGTAGGTCTGCGCTTATTAGTTTGTCTAATCTTAGTGATGATCGGATGCGTCATGCTAAGTCAGGTAATTGGTGGGAGACTGATACGCAACGTGCGCTCGCTAATAACTCGGCAGTCTACGACGACAGACCAGACTTCGAGACGTTCTTAGAAGAGTGGACAGCTCTATACAAATCTAAGGCAGGTGAGCGTGGTATCTTCTCTCGTAAGGCAGCTAAGAAACAATCAGCTCGTCATGGACGTAGAGATATTGAGCATGACTTTGGTACTAACCCCTGCTCTGAGATTATCCTACGGTCAGCTCAGGTTTGTAATTTGTCGGAAATCGTTATTCGTAGTACCGATACATATGAAGATTTAAAACGTAAGGTAGAGATTGCTACTATCTTAGGAACACTACAGTCTTCTCTAACAGACTTCCGCTATGTGCGTAACATCTGGAAGAAGAACACAGCAGAAGAGTGTTTGTTAGGTGTAAGCATGACAGGTATTATGGATCACCCTGTTATGTCAGGCAAGGTGAGTTCAGGTACATGGTTCGATCATCCTAATCAACCTATCCTACCTGAGATACTAGAGCGACTCAAAGCTGTAGCTGTAGAGACTAACAAGAAGTGGGCAGAAAACTTAGGGCTTAACCAGTCTACTGCTATCACTGCTGTTAAACCAAGTGGTACTGTATCACAGCTAGTAGATAGTGCTTCAGGTATCCATGCACGATTCTCTGACCAGTACATACGGACAGTACGCTCTGATGGTAAAGACCCCATCTCAGCCTTCCTGAAAGACGCAGGAGTGCCTTGGGAGAAGGACGTAATGAATGAGGATAACTATGTGTTCTCGTTCCCCATAAAGGCTCCTGATGGCTCTACGAGTGTTGACTCACTTAACGTACAGGAACAGCTAGACTTGTGGGAAATCTATCAGAACCATTGGTGTGAGCACAAACCAAGTGTGACTATTTATTACTCAGATGAGGAGTTCCTAGCAGCAGGTCAATGGCTGTGGGATCGACTGGATAGTTGTTCAGGGATTAGCTTCCTGCCTCGTACAGATCATGTGTATAAGCAAGCACCTTACACAGCTATTACAAAAGAAGAGTATGATGAAGCCTTATCTAAGATGCCTGAAACTATCAACTGGGATGACTTAGGTAAGTTCGAGAAAGAAGATACTACTACAGGAACGCAGGAGTTAGCTTGCGTAGCGGGGAATTGTGAGATATGAATTTAAGACAGTTCAGAGAACGTGTAAAGATAAGTACAGAAATCTTTAAAATGTTTGCATGGTTTTGGAGTGCTTGGGTTTTCTTAGCTATTTTCTATGCAACAGTTTATTGTGCCTTGATGTATGGTTAGGAACAAAGCGATAGTGGTATTGGAGGTGGTAACCTGCCTCCATATCATCGCTAACGTATGGTTACATTTACCTTTTAACTTGTTGTTTTATAACGGTAATTTATTATCGACACTATAGAGGACAAACAATGGATAATTTTCCCCCTATTAGTCTAGCACTACTAGAGCATTTCCAAAGGATTTTTCCCGATAAGATTCCCACACATAGAGGATTACAGGCGACAGATATAGCTTTCCTACAAGGACAGCAGTCAGTTATCAAACGCATGGAGTTTCTATATGAGGACGATAAACCTATAAATGAGGACACTTAAATGTGTATGTCAAGTCCAGATATGCCAGAGATACCTAAGCCTATCATCCCACAGAAAGCACCAATGGTAGCTAAAGCTCCTGAGCTAAAAGCAGCAGAGAAGCCTAGTGAAGGTGTGGCAACAAAACGTAAAGGTATTAAGAAACTAAGACGAGCTAAGACTGGTCTACAAATCGCAGGTAGCGGTTCAGGCACAACTGTCAAACAAGGCTAAACTTATGAATGCAGATACAGCAGCTAATAAATACGAAAACATGGCGGCTAGTCGAGAGACGTATTTAAACAGAGCACGAAGAAGTGCCGAGCTGACAATACCTACTTTGATGCCGCCCTCAGGACACAGCTCTGCTACTGAATATCCAACACCCTACCAGTCTGTAGGAGCTAGAGGTGTGAACAACCTAGCCTCTAAGCTACTTCTGACACTACTCCCACCTAACAGTCCTTTCTTTAGGCTGACTATAGATGACTACGATTTAGCCGCATTAGGCGGAGATGCTAGAGGTAAAGCTGAAGAAGCGTTGTCTCGCATCGAACGTAGCGCACAGCAGGAGATAGAGTCTAAGGCTATCAGGGTTCCTACTTTTGAAGCAATCAAACAACTGATTGTTACAGGTAACGTGCTTGTACACTTCCCACCTAAGCAAGGTATGAAAATTTTCCGCTTAGATCGTTATGCTGTTAAGCGTGACACAATGGGTAATGTAATAAAGATTGTAGTTAAAGAATCTATAAGCTACGAAGCGTTACCTAAAGAAGTACAGATGTCCATAGTAGACCTTCCAGAGTACAAGAACTCTGTAGATAAGAAGGAATGTGATATATACACTTGCATCATGCGTGATGGCAAGAAGTTTAAAGTACATCAAGAAGTACATGGTGTAATCATTCCTAAAAGTACAGGTACTTATCCTGAAGAAAAACTACCTTGGTTAGCGCTACGCTTCAACTCTGTAGATGGCGAAGACTACGGACGTGGTTTTATAGAAGAGTACATTGGAGACCTTAAGTCTTTAGAGGCTCTTACTAAAGCTATCGTAGAAGGCTCTGCGGCTTCCGCTAAGCTACTTTTCCTAGTACGTCCTAATGGTACTACCAAGATTAGAAACATCGCTGACAGCGCCAATGGTGCAATTATATCAGGTGATGCTAATGACGTTACAACTTTACAAGCACAGAAGTTTAATGACTTCCGAGTTGCTCAGGAAACAATGCAAAGAATAACAGAACGTTTATCGTTTGCCTTCCTGCTTAACAGCTCTGTACAACGTCAGGCAGAACGAGTCACTGCTGAAGAAGTACGCTTCATGGCTCAAGAGTTAGAGACTGCAATAGGTGGTATCTACTCTGTATTGTCTCAAGAGTTCCAAGTACCTCTAGTACAACTGCTCCTTGCTAAGATGCAGAAAGAAGGTAAGATGCCTAAGTTCCCTAAAGACACTTTGAAACCAAAGATTGTCACAGGTATGGAGGCTTTAGGTCGAGGACAGGACTTAAACAAACTAGCAACCTTCTTACAATACCTACAACCTTTAGGTCAACAGGTAGTTGCACAAGAGATGAATGTAGATGATTACATCTCTCGTCTTGCAGCATCCTTAGGTATTGATACACAAGGTCTCATTAAATCGCCAGAGCAGAAACAAGCTGAAGCTCAAGCTGCACAACAGGCGCAACAACAACAAATGATGGCTCAGATGGCAGAGAAAGCGGTAGCTCCTGCTGTTCAGAGTGTAATGAAATAGGAACTTAGTATGTCAGATCAAAAACCCGCTCACCTTATAAAGCGTATAGAAGAGCGTAAAAAGAAAAAAGAAGAGGCTGCGGCTCGCAGAAAAGCTAAGGGTGACAAGAACCCTAACCCAAGAGCAAGAAACTTTGCAAAAAAACCTAAAAAAGCTGAGCCTACGTCTAGTCCAAACCCTCGGTCAATCGTTAATAGACGAAACAAGCCTAAGGCTACTGCGAAAACTACCACCACTGCTACTGCTGCTACAAAAGCTACGGCTCCTGCAAAAGCTACTAATGCTGCAAAACCTAAGCAAGCAGCAGCTTACGCTCCTCGCTCAGCTAGTACTCGTGAACGTTTTAACGATAAGTTTAAGAAACATAAAGCTAAAGGTGATGCTACTTTTGAGTTTGAAGGTAAGATGTACAATACCAAAACTAAAGATGAAGTAGAAGCTAAGAAGGCTGCTGATAAGAAAGCTGCTACACCTAAGAAGAAAACTTTACGTAGTAAGTTAAAAAGTGTTCTTGGCAAGTTAAAGATTAAACCTGCTTCAGGGAAACGTAAGTACGACCCCCGTAAGAAGCGTTTCGTAACAGTTAAGAAGTAATTTTTTTTTAATAGAGAGACTATTATGGCAGAAGAAATTAATACACACGTAGAACCTCAGGGAGAAAGCGCAGAGCACGTAGAGGCTATGCTTGAGGCAGCCGAAGGGCTTGAACAAGTACCGTCAGATCGTCCTGACTGGCTCCCTGAGAAGTTTGCAGATGTAGAACAAATGGCACAAGCCTACGAAAACTTGGAGAAACGTTTAGGTTCTGAGGAACCAGAGTCCCAAGCAGAAGAAGAGTTTGAGTCTTACGAAGAAGCCGAGCAAACAGTATCCGAGGTATCTGACCTTCTGGATGATGCAGGTTTAGACTTCGAGGTTCTACAACAAGAATATATGCAACAAGGAGAGTTATCTCCTGAAGCATATGAAGCCTTAGAAGAAGCAGGCTTTCCTGAAGAGTTAGTCGAAACTTGGATAGCAGGACAGGAAGCGCTGACTCAAGGCATAGAAGCGTCCGTTTACGATTTAGTAGGCGGTCAAGAATCTTACGGTGATATGCTTAATTGGGCAGCAGATAACTTGAGCGATGCTCAGGTTGAAGCCTATGACAGGGCTGTAGGTTCTGGAGACATTGAGTTGGTGAACTTGGCAGTTCAAGGCTTACAGTCTCAGTATCAGGCTAGTGAAGGAATAGCACCACAGCTCTTAGGTGGTGATAACAATACTTCAGTAGGCGGTAGGTTTGGTTCGTGGTCTGAAGTCACCACTGCCATGTCTGACCCAAGATACGATACTGATATGGCTTATCGCCAACAAGTCGCTAATAAATTAGCCAATAGCGACATTAAATAGTCTCTTAGCCCCCTTCGGGGGGCGTTTTATCTCAAGAACAAGAACACAAAGCTAATTACCTTTGACCCTCTGCGGAGGATAATCTCAGAGAAAGGAAGAGTGTTAGGTGACTGAGAACTTTCATTCATTTAAACATTTAACTAAAAGGTAACAAATTATGACAACTTACGCAAGTACAGCCTCACGCTTAGGTGCGGTAAACGGTGCAGCAGGCTCAGACACTCCTACACATCGTGACTTATTTCTTAAAGTCTTTTCGGGTGAAGTATTAACAGCCTTCAACACTACAAACATCGCTATGCCTTTGCATAACGTCCGCACTATTGCAAGCGGTAAGTCGGCTCAATTCCCTCTTACTGGTGTTTCTACTGCGGGTACTTTAGCAGCAGGCGCAGAAATCACACCAACAGCTATCAATCATAACGAAAAAGTTATTAACGTTAATGACTTGTTAGTTAGTTCAGCGTTTATTGCTAACGTTGAGGAAGCGATGAATCACTACGATGTTCGCTCTATCTACTCTAAGCAGATTGGTGAAGCTCTAGCTAAAGAAGCTGACATTGCTATCTTTGAGTCTATTGCTAACGCTTCTCTTGGTAAAGACAACGCAGGTGTTACACTACCTCGTGCAGATACCTCTACCACTATCGGTACTGGTAATGACGTTCTTTCTGGCGAAGCCATTGGTTCTATCTCTGGTCAAGAAGGTGCAGACCTTATCTTCTCTGCCTTACAGAAACTAGACGAAAACAACGTTAGCGGCGAGCGTTATGTAGTCCTACCACCTGCATTGTACTACGCAATGTTCAAAGGTACTTCTAACAGCATGGCAGGTTTCATGTCATCTGACTTCGGTTCTGGCGGTAACGCTAACACTGGTACTGTACCAATGATCGGTGGTGCTAAAGTCTATATGTCTAACAACCTACCTACTGAAGCCTCAACAAACTATCAGCATGGTGCAGGTGCTGAAGACGTACAAGCGTTAGTATTTACTAAAGAAGCTGCTGCTACAGTTAAGTTGCTTGATCTTGGCGTTGAGTCTGAGTACTTAATCCAAAACCAAGGTACTTTAATGGTAGCTAAGTACGCAATGGGACATGATGCCTTACGTGGCGAATGTGCTGTTCGTGTTGTACAATCAAACTCATAAGTTTGACACTTTGAGAGCACCCCTTCGGGGGTGTTTCTCTTTATTTTTTCATTGAGGTTTCTATGACTAGCCCAACAACCAAACTAGAAGCTGTTAATGTGATGCTCTCTACACTAGGGGAAGCTCCAGTAAATAGCTTAAACTCTGGTCTTATTGATGCTGAAATGGCTGAACAGATTTTAGATAATGTAAACAGAGAAGTACAAGCCCAAGGTTGGAATTTTAATACTGAAACTGATTATACAATAGCAGTCAACACCGCAGGTGAGATTGAATTACCTAGTAACTTTGTTAGGGTTGATCTAGCTAAATCAGAAACAAAATTCAGAAGCTCTAAGAATGAGTACGTCCAACGAGGCAACAGAATTTACGATACCATAAAACATACTTATGCTATCGACAAAGCTCTAAAGCTAGACGCAGTAGTCTTGCTAGACTTTGAACTAATACCCGAAGTAGCTCGAAGATACATAGCTATCAGAGCATCTCGAATCTTCCAAGAACGTGTATTAGGCAGTACTAATATGTCTGCACAGAACAGAGCAGATGAGCAACAGGCTCAACTAGCCTTGATAGATATGGAAGGTGATAGTGGTGACTATAACATATTTGATGATTATGGCACTTACAGTGTAATAGACAGAACAAGCACTTCAAAGGTGATTACTAATGGCACTAGCTTCTAAGAGCGTCCCTAACTTAATTAATGGGGTTACGCAACAACCACCAGAGTTACGGTTAAACAACCAATTAGAAGTCCAAGAGAATGGTTATCCAGATGTGGTTGAAGGGTTGCGTAAAAGACCCCCAAGTTTATTTTTAAACTACTTACTAAAGTGTTCTAGCAGTTGGACAGCAGGTGTAAGCACCAGTGATTTAACTACATCAAACACTGAAAGACTTACGTCTTCAGAGTTAGCCAATGCTTTAGTACATTCTTACAAAAGAGATAGTGATGAAACATACACTGTCTTAGTAGTCCCTCAGGAATCTGGAGGAGTAGTTCAAGACCCCTTGCTTTTAGTTTATGATGAGGAAGGTAACTTAAGATACCAAGCAGGTAAGTCAAGTTGGTTAGCTGACGGTTCTTCTATAACGTATCAAGACGGTGATGTAACGCTGTATGGTAACTCTGATTCTACAACTTACTTAAAAAATGCAACACCTGACAATAGTATAAAAGCTACCTCTGTAGCTGACGCTACTTTCTTAGTGAATACAAATACTATTGTAAAATTAAACCCTGATAGAATCCCTAGCAAAACGGGTAACTCTTGTTTAGTACATTTTAAAACAGTAAACTACAACAAAGACTACAGATTAACTTTTGAGTCTTTAGAAAATAGCCAAAGACTTGTAGCACAAGCTTCTACAGACGACCCTAGCAGTAATACACATTATAACGAACTCAAAGTATCTACAGCAGCCACAGCTTTGCGAGATGATGTAATATCTGAAAGCTCTCAAGCAGGAGCTACTGTTTATTTTAGCGGTAGAAGCGACAAACAAACTACAGAAGAAAAAAAAGATAACACTTGGTCTGATAGTGCATTAATACCCTACCTTAGATTTTCAAAAACACAGGGCGTTATAGACGATGGTAGTCCTGCTACAGGAACTTTCGCTCCTTCAGGACAACTAACGGTTATTGTAGGCGATAACTCAATGGTTTATTCCCCAACTGAGCAATCAGCTTGGGATACTTTCAACAGATTACCTAAAAACGGTTGGGTATATTCTGACGGTACTGACTCTACTCCATCTGGAATAGTGTTCCCAAGGTCTATCGCAAGTCTTAGGTATTCTGATAGTTGGTACGATCACGACAGTGATGAGTATTACGACACAAGATGGGTAACCGTTCCTCCTATCTCTACGGTTGACCAAAACCCTGCTAGTGCTAGTTTAGTAGTCACACCGACTATTAGTAGAGGCGAAGGTTATTTTGTAGTTACAAGTCCTTCTGATGGAACTTTTGGTGATTTTAACGTTTTTGTTTCAGATGATAATGGAGGTAACGATTTAGTTGCTATAAAAGGCACTGCTAAATCTTTTGCAGACCTTCCTAACCAATGTGTAGAAGACTATAAATTGACTGTTACAGGAGATGGTAGTAAAGGAGAAGATGACTACCATGTTATCTTTAAAGGTGCAGGAGGCTCAGGTATATGGAGAGAAAGTGTAGAAGGTGGTTTACAAAACGACTTTGATAACACCACCATGCCTCATCAACTTAGACAAGACCCTAAAATACTAGGAAGTCTTCGGTTTTCTTTTGAACCTTTGTCTTTTACTTCTCGTTTAGTAGGGGACGAACTCACCAATCCTGCTCCTAGTTTCGTAGAGAATACTATTAGTGATATTTTCTTTTATAGAAACCGCTTAGCTTTTTTATCTGAGGATAATGTAATCTTTAGTGAAAACGGAGACTACTTTAATTTTTATAGAACTACCGTTAGGACACTTTTAGATAGCGACCCTATTGATATAGCTATAGCAAGTACTGACGTGTCTACACTTAAAGCTGCCACAGCAGTGCAAGATTACTTGTTATTGTTCTCAGAGCAGAACCAGTTTACTTTATCCTCTGCTCAGTTACTCACACCTACAGACGTTAAGGCTGACTTATCTACTCAATACGAGTGTGATTTAACAGCACCCCCTGTAACAGCAGGTAACAGTGTGTTTTTTGCTACAGCAAACCAGTATTACTCAGGTATTCGAGAGTATGTAACAAACCCTAATACTGAAATAAACGAAGCACCTTTAGTTACTAACCATGTTCCTGAATACATACAAGGAACTATAACTAAAATAGCAGCATCTACCAATAAGAATATGCTTTTATGTTTGAACAGTGTAGATAAAAAAGTTGTTTATGTGTACAAATGGTATGACAGCGATAGCCAAAGACTCCAAAGTGCTTGGTCAAAATGGATATTTGATAAGGACGTGTTAAACATCTCCTTCAATAACTCTAGGATGTACATAACATTTGGTGATGGTTGTTTTGAAGAACTAGATTTAGCTTCTAATGAGCAGTCTATTACTTTTGCACAAACAGCTACTTTTCTAGGTACTTCAGACCTTTCCTTAGGTGCAGGTACGTATGCACAATCAGACATAATGAGCTATTCATACAATAACGAATTGTTACTCGCAGGTTTTGTTTTAAGGTTTGAAGACCTTTTCAACACGCCTGTAATAGAGTTTACTGCTCTACCAACTCTTCTTAATGCAGGGTTTAACGGATTAACATTTAACGGTGAAACGTATCTTACTTCGGCTGCTACAGTAATTGAAAACTCAGACGGAAGTAAGAAGTTTACTTGGGTTCCTACAGGTTCTCAAGTTGATGCCGTACAAGCCATTGTAGATGCAGATGCTTCTACTAGATTTGAGTTGCCAGTTCTTCTTGAATCCGAAGTTAGTTACACAGGCACAGCTTATGATGTTTACTTAGATCACCGTAGAAAGTTAAACAGTACTAACTCTGCTACATTCAGCCTTAGCGATATACCCTCATCTGACTTAACAGCATCTACTAAATTTGTAGATCACTTAGGTGTGGTAATCGCTACAGGGACAAGCAGTGCTGAGCTAGATAAAGTAGTTAATTATATAAATGGTAAGACTCATACTGAGAATGGGTCTCTTCTTTATAACTACCTTTATGCGGGAGAGCCTTACACGTTCAAAGCTACATTATCAGAGCCAGTGTTTGACTACGGTAAGAAAGACGCTTCTAAGTTAGCTAGAATGCAAATACGTAGTTTTAACGTATCCTTTAGCGATACAGCATTCTTTAACTTCAAAGTAAAAGCTAAAGATAGAGACGAAGTAGTTTCGACTTACACAGCTAAACACTTTGGTGATTCTGAAAATACTTTAGGCTTCCTGCCCAACATTCAGTATGGTGATAAGAAGTTTAGTGTTTTATCGAACGCTACTAATGTAAAACTAACCCTTGAAAATGATTCACACTTACCCTCAACATTCCAAAGTGGTGAGTATGAAGTCATGTTTCATTACAGAAACCCAGTAAGGTTATAATATGACACACCACTACAGACCCAGTGTGCTTGGGGATTGCGATCTAATCGCTCCCTATATGCGTACACAGGACGTTAAAGAGATAGACTATAGTCATGGTTTATCTCCTTTAGATTCCCTTCAGCAGTGCTTTATAAGCTCTCAGGAGTGTAACACAATCGTACACGCTGACGGGACTGTAGTGGGTATGTTCGGTGTTTGTGATTATGGTACTGTTGCAAGTCCTTGGTTATTAGGTACTGATAAGTTACTAGAAACTAAAAGAGTGATGTTACCTGTCTCAGCTAAGTGGGTAGAAGAGATAAATGTCAAGTACCCTCTTCTACTTAACTACGCTCATGTAGAAAACACAGTCTCAATTAAGTGGCTAAAATCTCTAGGTTTTAAATTTATAAAACTAGAACAAGAACATGGTGTAGGTAAACAACCTTTTTATCAATTTGTGAGGATAGGAAAATGTGTCATATCGCAATAGCCATAGGCTTAGGAGCGTTACAAGCACAGCAACAAGCTCGGCAAGCAAAAGCAATGGCAGTAGCTCAAGGTAAGATGTTTGAGGCAAACGCCAAGAACTCTATGGAAGCTTTTGTTAATGAAACTCAACAGCTTAATCTAAGGGAGCGTCAAGAAAAAGAAAAAGCAATGGCAGCTAAAATGCAAAGCGATCTTCAAGCTATGCAGTTAGAATCAAGAGGTAAGGTTGCAAGCGCAAACTCTGGAGTATTCCTAAACAACAATGCAGCAATGCAAAACTTAGCTAGACAAGGCTTAGTTTCAGGAACAAGTATCCAGTCTAACTTAGGGCAAGTTGAAGATCAATTACAAATGGCTCGTTATGGGGCAGCGACTACTTACCAAAGTCGTATTAATTCTGTAGCAGCTCCTACGTTTAATAAAAGCAACGTAATGCTTGGCGCAGGTTTATCAGGAGCACAGACAGGTATGGCATACTACTCAGCTTTTGGTGGTGGTGGTGCACCTGCAAGCAGCACTGCTGTAACTTAATAGGAACTAAATAAATGCCTAAATCATTATTTGAAGTCATGGGCGATACAAATGACTTAATTAGACCAGATGCCCCTACAGCCGTTGCCGCCCCAGTAGATACGTTTGTTAGGGCTAAGAGTGCTGAGCAGCATTTACAACAAGACTCTAAGTTTCAAACAGCTAAGGCTATAGAAAGTTTAATAGGCACTGCTATAGATGTAGGCGAACAGCTTACAGATGCTAGGGTTAAATCTGAAACTTATGACGCACAGCTACAGTATCAAGAAGCTGACGCTAAGTGGGAAAACTGGAAGGTAAACAATCAAGATGATTACCAAGCTATGTCTCCCCCAGATAGAGAGAAAAAGTTTAACGAGTTCTTTGCTCCTGTAGTCTCTGAAGATTTTCACCCAAGAGTACAGAAACAGCTTTCAAGCACAATCTCAGAAACTCTTTACAAAGAATCTTTAAGTAACATCCCCGCAGACTTTGAAAGAGCTGTAGATAACAAAGCCAATAGCATATTTGATATAGTGCGTACAAGGGAAGAAGCAGGCGAAGGCGCTGATGTTTTAAGCCCTTTCTTAAACGAACAGCTTAAAGAGTTAGGAAACCTTTACGGAGTTCCTCAAAAAGAGCTTAATGCTTTAGTAAGAGAAAAAGCTATAGCAGACTTAGGTGTAGGAAGTGCGTCAATGTACAACTACGCTCAAGAGTATAAGATGTTCGGTACAAGCGAAAGTATACGAGCAGGCGATGATAAGAAATTAGCTACGGCTAAGTCTCAATATCAAGTAGCTGTAGCAAAAGCAAGAGAGCTTCAACAGGTACAAGACACAGTAAAGAAAATAACAGCAGGTGAAGACATTGGTGTTGTTTCAGAAGATGTCTCTAAGAAAGCAGGAGAAGCTCTTGAAGCAGAAGCTAGAAGTCGTGAAGGTGCTTACCTAAACGCTTATACATCGGCATCTGCGGGCGATCCCAAAAAGGCTGCGGGTTTTAAACAACAATATAAAACAGAAATAGCTAGAACAGCAAGACAGCATGGAGCTTTAGGTCAAAAGAATGCAGATCACGAGCAGTCTTTAGCCGTAGGTTTAAGTCAGCTTACATCGGGAGCATCTTTAACTAACGCTCCTTCTATACTACGTGGGCTAACTGTTTATGAAACTTATAAAGAAGATCAATCTTTCTTACTAGATGAAATGGTAACGTCAGAGCAACAGGCTGACTACGAAGTTGCACTTGCACATTTTAAACGTGATGGTATACAAGCTGCTATAGACTTTATGAAAAGACCTAAGATTGATAAGAGTCAAGTAGATGACAAGGTTGAACTATCAGACCTTGAAGACACCTTTGACCCTTTCTTAGGTGGTTTTATACGTAGACCTACGAGTGCTGCTAACTTTGCAGGTCAGTACGTTGACTATGCTATAGGCTTACAACAGCGAGGCTATTCTAAGTCGGCTGCTCTACAGAAAGCTAGTGAAAACTTTAAAACTAGGTATATGGAATTTGAAGGTGGTTTAATTGACTTGAACCCCATACAACAAGAAGTATACCACCAAGCTAATAAAGGAATAAACGTAACTCCTACAAACATTCCTGCTATCTTTGAAAAGTATATAGACTTTGTAAAAGAAGAGATACCTTACTTAGATAACGAGAATTTAAGCTTTAGAGCCTCAGGTATAAACCAGTACATTTTAGTTACTGACGAAGGTGTGCGGGTTGCTCTTGATGATGGTGAAGAGTTTATTGATGCTATTGTAACTACAGAAGAGTTAGTAAATAACTTTACAAAAAACTAAGGATAATTTATGGCTACTGAACAAAACCCCAACGATGGTTTATTCATTGCTTCCCCTGAGGGAACCTTGACTACCCGTACTGAGGAAACCAGTTGGGTAGAAAAGTTCAAGGCGGCTAAAAAAATAACTTGGCTTCCTGACATCTATGCTGAGTCTGATTATGCACAAGACTTTGAAAAAAGCATAGACTTCCAGATAGATGAGGAAGAACAAAAGAAAATTAAGTTAGAGCATACCGAAGTTTGGGCTAAAGACCTTTTAGATTCTAACAGCCAAGAAGAGTTTGACTTTAAAAAGGGTCGGGCTAAAAGAGCACAAGAGTCTTACAAGCAGTTAGGTGGTCTAGGTTATGGCTCTGTATCAGCTTTAATAGCAGCAGGCGTTACTGATCCTGCGTTATTACCTTTATGGTTTGTGCCTTATCACCGTCTTGCAGCAGGAGCTAAACAACTCCAAGGTGCTTCAAGATACCTACACTACGCCAAGACAGGTGCGATTGTAGGTGGTACTGAAGGTCTTGCTGTGTCTGGCGCTGAGTATATGCTCCGTCCTGATGCACAGGCTAAGGATGTCCTATACGGTGTTACATTAGGTGCAGGCATTGGTGGTGCATTAGGCGCTGCTGTTGGTCGTCTTCGTAGAGATATAGATACAGAACACTTTGAAGCTGACAGTGTTGACTTAACACCTAAAGGTAAAGAAAAGTTTGAAGGTCATACACCTGAAGAAAAACAAGCTAGGGTTATTGATTCCTTAACAGATGAAGGTGATTTAGACCCTATGCGTGTTCCTAAGTTTTGGGATAAGGCTGCTGACGCATCTATACCTCAACGCCAGTTAGATGATATTCTAGCACAAGGTCTTAGAGGTGGGGCTACTCAGATTCGTAAACTAAGAGCTGAGATAAAGCGTAGAGAAACAGCACGTAAAACTTTTATGGTTGGTGATACACAGATAACTCAACAAAACTTTGGTAAACGTTTGTTTGGCGTAACTGATGGTAAAAAAGTAGCTTACTTCAAAAGAACTAAAGATGGTACATTTCGATCTAACCAGAAAGGCGAGTTATTAGAAAGAATAGGTGCTGAAAAGTTTTCAAGAGGTAACGCATCTCGTAAGCTTTTAGGGTTTAAACACAAAACCCGAACTGAAGAGATTCAAAAAGATGCAGATAACTTAACGTTTACTGAACAAAAGCTTGCAGAAAACGATAAGATTGCAGCAGGTGAATTAAAACCTGAGGATATTCCAAGACTTAAAGATACTGTCTTTAACAAGCTACGTCTACGCAATATCTTGTCGTCTATCTCTCGAACAGCTCAGTCAGATACAGCCTCAGTAAGAGCTTTAGGAATTAGACTTGGTTTGCCTTCAGGAGCTTTACTTGACGCTACTGGTAAAATGGTTAAAGCACCATTCAATGCGCTTACCCGTTCTCACCAGTTTCAAACAAAGTATAACACAATGATAAATAAGGTGGTTGCGAATGCTGAGAGAGTCTCTAACTTACGGTCAAAAGAAATACGTGAGCATCTAGGACTAGCACTAAACAACCCTAATCATGGACTTCCTGAAGAACTACAGCCGTTTGTAGGACAGCTCATAGATATAATTGAAGATATGTTCGACAAGGCTGTTAAAGCAGGAGTGTTTGAAAAAGGCTTTAAGATAGAAAACTTCTTCCCTAGAATCTTTCGATCAGATTATATTGATCAATTAATTGAAAAAATGGGTGGCAGAGGTGCTAAAGGCTTAGATGACAAAATGAAAAAAGCCTTTAAAGAATTAATTATAGAGGCTTTACCAGAAAACGCAAAACCACGCACTCCTGAAGAAACTGCAAAGATTTTTGCGATAGCTAGTTCTTATTGGAGAACTCTAAGCAGTATTGAGGGTCGTAATAAACTTAGTCGCACTTCTAAGTATGCAGGAAAAGCGTTTAATTCAGATGAAGATACTTTAAAAAAGACTCTTAAGGAGGCTTTAAAAGACGAAGATGTTAAAGTAACTGAAGAAGAGTTAGATCGTATCCTGTACGCAATGAGTCCTGAGAAAAAAGCTAAGGCTAAAAACGTACACGCTAGATCACGTCTTTTAATTGACGATACTAAAGTAATAAAACTTACTGATAAAAATGGCGAAGAGTTTGATTTTAAACTTACAGACTTAGTAGAAAAAGACGTGTATACAGCCATGAGCATATACACACACCGTATGGGTGGTAGTATTGCCTTAGCGGAACAAGGTATAGACAGTGTTAATGGTGTATCTTTTAGCTCTTTAATATCTGATATAAGTGGCGAAGCAACTGAGCAAGAGATTAAGTCCCTTGAGTTTATGTACCAGACCTTAAGAGGTTCTGCAAACATGAACGAAACAATGGATTTAAACACTCAAGTATTGCTTAGACGAATCCGAGACCTTGGTTTTATCCGTATGATGGGTATGTCAGGTCTTGCTGCAATGGCGGAAACAGCTAACGTAATGTTTGAAAACGGTTTCCGACATTTCTTAACAAACGTCCCTGCTATACCTTCTATGATTGGAAGGCTTAAAGAAAGTAAAGAGCTTCGCAACGCTTTAGTTCGTGAGGTTGAAATAGGTAATGGTCTAGGTGCTGATGTTTTTACAGGTAGAGCTATTGCTAGGTATGATGACACTAGCGACGACATTTCAAGACTTAGCCAAACTCATGGTAAAATTGATGAAGGTTTGGCATATGGTCGTAGAATGGTGTCTTTACTCAGTGGTCTTACACCTGTAACTGTATTCTTACAAAGGATTCATCAGTATAACACTGTTACTAAATTTTACAAGGAGTTGGTTAAAAAAGGCAACTTAGGTGTTTACCACCCTGCCAAGTTAAAGCAACTTAACCTTGACGAAGATATGCTTAAGCGTATACAAACTCAACTGAAAAAGAATACTAAACTAAAAAACAAAAGACTTGAAACTATAAACGCTAAAGATTGGGATGATCAAGAAGCTGCTGATGCTTTTGAGTATGCGTTATTCTTAGACACTACTCAAACAGTTCAGCTAACAAACGCTTCTTCTATTAACCCGTTCTTTAATACTGTAGTAGGTAAGACAGCCTTTCAGTTTTGGTCTTTCCCTATAGCAGCTACAGAGCAACAGTATGCTCGTCAAACAGCTCGAATGGCTGAAGGTGATCTTAGACCTCTTGCTATGATTTCAGGAGCCTTAGGTGTGGCTGCCCTTAGTTATATTGCTAGAGCAGCTATAAACTCTACTGGTAAAGACGACCCTGAAGAGTACTTTGCAAAGAAAATGGAAACTGGGAATTTAACCAGAGGCGCTGCATCAGGTATAGGTTTCTTAGGGGCAGGAAGCTTTTTGTTTAACTACGGTGGTTTAGACCCTGCATCTTTAGTACAAAACCCTACAGTACAGTTAGGTTCTGGTCTATATAACAACGCAGTAGATGGCGATGTTATGGGTATGATAGGAGCTTTTAACCCTAACAATCCGCTTCTCGGAGCACCCTTTAACATTCTTGATAAATCTTTAGGAAACTAAAATGGCATATTCAATAAAAACTTATGCAGGCACAGGTGCTGCAGGGGCTTTTACAACCCCTGAGTACCTAGAGTCTTCGCATATTGAGGTGTATGTAGATGATGTTTTAAAAACAGTCACTACTCATTACACTCTTTCAGGGACAGTAGTCAGCTTTACAGCAGGTAACTTTCCTACCGCTTCGGAAACTATTAAGATAATCCGTAAGTCTAGCCAAGACGCTAGGCTTGTGGATTACTCAGATGGTGCTGTAGAAGTAGCAGCCACGTTTGATGAAGATAGTAAACAAAGTCTCTTCCTAGCTCAAGAAGCCCTCGATGGTGTTGAAGCTACAGGAGCAGCAGTCTTTCAACCTTTAGAAGTAGCTCCTACATCCCCCACAAAAGGTATGGTGTATTACGATGCTGCTACTGATAAACTTAAAGTATACACTGGCTCTGCCTTTGTAGATTTACATTAACATAGGAAACCATAATGAAACAATTAGAAAATGACAACACTGCTTACATTCCAAAGATGGGCGATGGTTCAAAAGGTGTAGTTCAGTGTAAACATGGCGGTAGCACAAACCATGCGTACCTTTGGGGTAGCCTTACAGGAGACTCTAGTGAGTATGTCTTAATCGACAGTTTTACAACAGATGCTCTTAAAGAGTTAGTTCTTCCTAAATACCTCTTAATTAGTAACAGTCCTACATCATCTTCAGGAGCAGTAAACGCAGCGACTAAAGTTTACGTAAACGAAACTCGATAAGTTAAGGAATCCCTTATGACGTATGACATTAATTCAAAGCTTTATCAAAGATACATACGTAACATAGATAAACAAAAAGTTATGTGCATTTGGGATTCTGGTTTAGGAGCATCAGAAGAAGCTTTGGTTGACGCTTATATAGCAGCGCACCCCCTGAACTCTGCCCATAAATATGGTGTAGATTTTCAGGCTTCTGATGTTTTTGACGAAGCTACTTGTTGGGAAGACTGGATTAAAGACGTTAGTGATTACATAACAACGCATCAAATTGAAGCTATATGTGTATCTCCTAACTGTCCTCAGTTATCATCCTTAGATTTTAATTATGTTTCGTATGGTTCTGTAGCGCTTTCTCACTTGTTTGGGCAACTACCTATAATTGCAAACTTTATGGAAAGTAAAAAATATACAAGCTTTTCACAAATTTTAGGTGATGAGGGGCAAAATTTATATAAATGGTTAGCCTACACAAACGCTTACCTATTTGAAATCGGCACAGCAGGAATGTATAGAGATGGGATAAGCACTGCTTTTGATCCAGATTCAAGACTTTATGACGGCATAAGTGAACCTGATTTTGAATACAGTACTAGAAGTATTGGCTCTATGCCTTACCTAACAGATAAAACAACTTTTAAAACAAACAGCTATCTAATAGAAGCTTTACCTCGTTGGAGAATAGGTTGGAAAAAGATACACTCTAGCCAACCAACTATAACCGCTACAGATATAACAAACATGGTTAATGCAGGTAAGGCAGGCGAAAAGTCTTTAAAAGATCACTCTAAGGTATCTCCCATTACTGCCACATTACGTAACAGAAATACTAGCATGAACCCTTCTCAGGGTGTGCAACTAGCTGCTATTGTTGAAGGCGGCTTAGGTTATGAGCAGTTTAAGTTTGGTATTGATGTAGATAATTCATCTGATTTACTTGATGGTAGAATAGATGCTTTAGATGCCCAAAGTGGTAAGTATGCTTATTTTAAAAAACAAACACCTGTAGCAAACAACACAAGTTCTAAGTTTACTCACAGTTTTGAACGTATAGCTGATGGAGATACTCCCCCGACAAACAGCACAACTTTGAGATACTTTGATGACTTTGCCTCAGGCACAGGTAATCAGGGAGTTGCTTTTACTGCCCACAATGGTACTACTTTCCCTATAGACGCTTTCTTTCATTACAATCAAATGGGTAACTTTAACACAGGAAACTCAGGTGCGTTCTATGATAGCAGCGATACGTCCACCCAAGCTTTTAATATATTAGATGGTGGAGCAATCTTTGAGTCTACAAGCCATGGTCACAAGATAAGCCCTTGGGCTATAAAGAATGGAGCTTCTGTAGCTTTTGGGTCTTATATAGAACCTAATGAAGTAAGCGTTAATCAATATGTCAGGGTTATTTATGAAGTTTTACAAGGAAACAGCTACGCAATAGCTCACCTACATTATTGTGACGCTATTTTTAATATAGAAGAACTCTGGGGTGATGGATTAGCCTCACCGTTTAAAAAACAATCATATTCAAGAAAAGGTTCAACTACATGAAATACTTTACTTTAGGTAAACCTCAAGATTACGCAGGAGATGTTTACGCAGGTGCGGGTAACGAAACACTCCTAATGGGTGTTTTCTATAAAAACTTAGATAACATTGCACCTATAACTGACACACCTGTAGAGTCTGTAGCTGCTTACGCTGCTGAAGATAGTTCCGATGACTTGGCTGACTCGGCATCAAACACAGCTTTTGTGACAGACGATAGTGATCAAATTACAGGACAAGCCGTACCTCAGTTGTTTGGTTTAGTACGTGACTCTGGTTCTCTTTTAGGAGGTACTTATACTGAAGCTTACTCAGCTTTTGAAGGAGCTACTTCAGCAGGCACATCTAAAACTGGTTTCTTTGTAGGAATTACAGGAGACCATCGAGGCAAACCTTATCCTTTTGGTGATGTTCACGTCTGGACAACAACTGGCGGTTGGTCAAACCGACAAACACTAGCAGCAAGTGATTTTTCAGGAGCAGCTTTTCCTACAGGCATTAACACAGCTAACGGTTTTGATATGACTTATTACAGTGTAGCTGATGCTGTTAATGAAGTTACAGAACTGACAAACTTTGAAGAAGACACTAGCAGTGGCTCAACCGATGCTGCAAAAAACTTAATACACATCCTTATCGAAGATTACGAAGTTGCAGAAGGTAAATTGACTCGCTCAATGACTAACCCTGTATAATCTATAAGAGAGTTTTAAAATGGAAGAAGTAAAACAACAGGTAGTTAAACTAGAGTGGCGGGTAGATAAACACGACGAAGAGTTACGTATTTTAAGAGATGGTGAAACAGAACTTAAGATACAGCTCAACAACATTAGTAAATCGTTGCTGCAAATTAAATGGTTTATATTAGGAGGCGGTATTGTCTTACTAGCAGATACTTTAGGTCTCAGTGAGGTCATTCGTCTAATAGGTGTTTAATATGGGTATTACAGACCTTATCGCAGGTATATTCAAACCTGCTGCCAATCTGGTAGATGAACTACATACAAGCGAAGAAGAAAGACTTAAGGCTAAAGGGCATCTTCTGGATGTCCAAGCTGCCGCAATGCAGCGCATATTTGATTATGAAAAAGAAGCTTTAGCGGGACAACAAGCTATTGTAACGGCAGAAGCCAAGAGTGAGCACTTTTTAGTAGCTGCTTGGCGACCTATAACCATGCTTACGTTCCTCGTGTTAGCCGTAGGTGATAGTCTAGGATTACTAGCTACACCCTTACGTGACGAGGCTTGGACTTTACTACAATTAGGTTTAGGTGGGTACGTTGTAGGTAGAAGTGGTGAGAAAATAGCTAAGGTGGTTAAAGGATAGATATGATTTTTAAATACTTTGATATTTCAGAATTTGACTGTCAAGAGACAGGCAAGAACCACATGAGTGAAGGATTCATTAGTAAGCTTGACGAACTGCGTGAAGCTTGTGGATTCCCCTTTACAATTAACTCAGGCTATAGAGACCCTTCTCATAGCGCTGAAAGAAAGAAAGCCTCTACAGGCACACACTCGTTAGGCATTGCTGCCGACATACGCATACACAACGGAGCAGATAGATACACCATCGTCCAAAAAGCCCTAGAGTTAGGCTTTACAGGCATTGGCGTAGCCAAAACATTTGTCCACGTTGACTTAAGAGAATCCACACCAGTTATTTGGAGTTATTAAAATGTACGGTTTACTTATTAAAAAGGCTGCAAAGGCAGTCGCCAAAGCTTATAAGAAAAAGAAAAAGAAAACAAAGAAAAAGATTGCAGGAACTCCTAAGAAAAAGTACACGAAAACTAAAGAAGTAGCTAAAGCTGCTGCTGCCACTGCTGCGGCAGGTAGCGCTGTAGTAGCCGCTAACAAGGTTGGTCTTGAAAGACGTAAGAAGGCGTTAGCTGAAAGAAGAGGTGATTAATGAAAGAGAGTTTAGATCAATTACACGAAACCGTAGCTGCCGAGTTATTAGCCAGAGTTCGTTCAGGTGAAGCCACGTCAGCAGAGCTTTCCGTAGCTGTCAAGTTTCTCAAAGATAACAATGCTGTCTTAGATGTTATTACAACTGAGTCTCCATTAGCTAACTTATTAGAGGACTTGCCTTTTGAAGAGGCACACCACTAATGTCTACAGCGACTAAAAGAGACCCTAAGAAATGGGCAGCAGCTAAAGCCAAAGCTAGAGCTAGAATGGGTGGCAAACACTCAGCTAGAGCCATGCAGCTTGCTGTAAAGTACTACAAAGATGCAGGTGGTACATACTCAGGCTCTAAGAAATCTACAAACAAACTGGCTAACTGGACAAAGCAAGACTGGGGATACACTGGTAAAAAGGGTAGCTCAAGATACTTACCCAAAGCTGCTCGTGAGTCTCTAACTTCTGCGGAAAAAGCAGCCACTAACCGCAAGAAAGTCCAAGATACTAAAGCAGGTAGACAGTTTAGTTCCCAACCTAAACAAATAGCAGCCAAAACAGCTAAGTATAGGAAAGTGTAATGAAAGCAAAATACAAAAACAAAAAAGGTGGTCTTAACCAAGCAGGTAGGGATTACTACAAAAGAACAGAAGGAGCTAACCTCAGAGCACCCGTTAAGTCTGGTACTAACCCTCGAAGAGTTTCTTTTGCTGCTCGTTTTGCAGGCATGAAGGGAGCTATGAAGAAGCCTGATGGTAGTCCTACTCGCAAAGCGTTAGCCCTAAGAGCTTGGGGTTTTGGCTCTGTAGAAGCTGCTCGTAACTTTGCAGCACGACATAAGAAATCTAAAACTAATAGGACTGCGTAATGAGCTACACACGTAACTACCGACAAGAATACGACAGATACCAAGGAACTCCTGAGCAACGCAAGAAGAACGATATGCGTAAACAGGCTAGACGTAAAATGGTAAAGAAGCATGGCAAAGCGGCACTTGTAGGTCGAGACATTGATCACGTAGATCGCAACCCTTTAAATAACTCTTATAATAACTTACGCATCTCAGATCGTAGACGTAACAGGAGTCGTAATGGATAAATTACCAGATCAGCTAAAAGACTTTAAGAACTTCGCTTATCTGGTCTGGAAGCACCTCAACCTTCCTGCACCTACTCCAGTACAATATGATATTGCAGACTATTTACAAAACAGCCCTCGTCGGGCAATCATAGAGGCTTTTCGGGGTGTCGGCAAGAGCTATCTCACAGCAGCTTTTGTCGTGCATCAGCTTCTCTTAGACCCCCAGAAGAAGTTCATGGTAGTCTCAGCGTCCAAGCAACGAGCTGATGACTTCTCAACCTTTGCTCAAAGATTGATCATAGAGCTTCCCTTCTGTAAACACCTAATAGCTACAGAAGGTCAACGTTGGTCTAAGATAGCTTTCGACGTAAAACCTGCACTGGCTAGTGGTAGTCCCTCAGTCAAATCCGTTGGGATCACTGGTCAGTTGACAGGTAGTCGAGCCGACATTATTATCGCAGATGACATCGAAGTACCCAACAACTCGATGACCCAGATGATGCGAGAGAAACTTGGGGAGGCTGTGAAAGAGTTCGATGCTGTACTCAAGCCTGATGGAAAGATAATCTATCTAGGCACTCCCCAGTGTGAAATGAGTCTGTACAACACGCTAACTGAGCGTGGCTACGAAATGAGAGTATGGACAGCACGTTACCCTACCCTAGAACGCTCTGAGAGAGCCTATGGGGAACGTTTAGCCCCTACCCTAAGGAAAGCCCTACAGGAAGACCCAAAGGGCTTAGAAGGGCAACCAGTGGACATAGACAGGTTTGACGACGATGATCTACTAGAGCGTGAGCTATCATACGGTAGATCAGGCTTTGCACTCCAGTTTATGCTCGATACCAGTATGTCAGACATAGACAGATACCCTCTCAAGCTATCCGACCTAATGATTATGTCAGTAGATAAGGATAAGATGCCTGAGAAGCTCGTGTATGGCGTTATGAAGGAGGTTAGGGATATACCTAACGTTGGGCTTAGGGGAGATAAGTTCTTCGCTCCTGAGGCTTCTGTGGGGGACTACGTGGACTTTACAGGTTCAGTACTCGTGGTAGATCCATCTGGTAGAGGTAAGGATGAGACTGCCTACGCTGTAGTCAAGATGCTCAATGGTTTTCTGTATGTTCCTGAGTGTTGTGGACTACAGGGTGGTTATGACGAAAGAACCCTTAAGAAACTCGTTGAAATAGCTAAGAATCATAAGGTCAACGCTGTGCTCATTGAGAGTAACTTTGGTGACGGTATGTTTACTGAGCTACTTAAACCTTACCTGAAGAATGGTTATCCTGTAAGCATTGAAGAGGTACGACACAGCAAACAGAAGGAAAGACGTATAATTGACACACTAGAGCCAGTTATGAACCAACATAGGTTAGTAATTGATCCTAAAGTAATCCAGAAGGACTACGATAGTGTACAGAGTCTACCTGCTGAGAAAGCCCAGAAGTATATGCTCACATACCAACTTACCAGACTAACCGCATACAAAGGCTCACTAGCCCATGATGATAGACTGGATGCTCTGGCAATGGGGGTGGCTTACTGGACAGAACAGATGGCTTCTGATGTTAATGAGGAGATGAAGGAAAGACAGGCACAACTGCTTGCCGATCATCTTGAAAACTTTGCAAGTGGCTACAATGTAGTCAAAGGAAGGAGACAGAACTCTTGGATATAAATGATTACCCAATGGTACGTGTAACTTGGAGAGATGCTCAAGACTCTGATGGTACTTGGACAGACATGAAAGACATTATCAATCATGAATGTGCAATATGTCAGGAAGTTGGTTATCTTGTAGTCGATAACAGTGAGAAGGTTATCGTAATGAGGTCTAGGATTGTGTCTGCCGAAGAGGACACTGGGGGTGCTTATATAGCCATTCCTAAGTCGTGGGTTGTTCAGATTGACTATTTGACAACTGCTTGATTTCTTTGGTATAATTTATTATCGACACTAAGGGGAGCATGGAGGCTCAAAAATGAAGAAAAAATGTGAATGGTCTTTTTGATGAAAGGGACTGCCGTAAGTACCCCATAGGGTACTGGAGGTAAGCTCTAAGAAAAAGGAGCTGCTTGCAGCTACCTTAGAGCCTTGGGGTTGACCTTAGGATCTTAAGGAGAGTGGAAGGAGGAACGACTGACATCCTTAAGGATCCTAAGGGTCTTAAAGGAGAGCGGAAGGAGCTTGCGACTGACATCCTTTAAGGCACTTAGGTGTCTCTGAGAGGCATCTATTTTTGACACCTTAGGACACTTGAGAGAAGCTCGAGCTAAGCGAGTAGGCTCCCTAGCCACGAGCAGTCTAGGCGGACACAACAAAGCCTACCATCTCTGGCAGGCTCTGAGGCTCCTTAGGGTTGGCTGTGGGTTACGCTGCTTTTTCTAACAGGCTGCCAAGGTATCGTGTGACTGCCGACACCTGAGAGGCATCGAGTTTCATAAGCAAGTCAATCGCTTGTTGGTGTGCAGGGCTGATCTGCTCCTCTTCAATCTCCTTAAGCTCTGCCATTACTTCGGCTGTCGCTGCTGCCGATTTCTCTGCGCCAAGGGCTGCGGCGACGTCGTCATTGGCTGCGCTTGCTGTCTCCTTCTCTGCTTTTATCAGCGCACGCATTTGAGTGATGCCGTCTTTTATCGCTTGATCTCTGTCTGCTTGGTCAATCTTAAGCTGACAAAATTGACGGAATGTTGACAGGATATTGGGCGGAGTTGATACCTTATAGCCTTGGCGGTAAATACCATTAAGGCTCGGATACTTCCAACCCTCTTGAGCGTTGATGGCATCAGTTAATTTTTTATTTAAAATGTTGAACTGATCCAAATTGCCCGCACTCAAAATATGCTTATATGACGCTATCATCAATTGGCTGATTTCTTCCGTCACTTTTGTCTCGATTAATGCAGCGTCAATAGTGTTTTGTAATTGCTTTTTAAATGATAATGCTTTCATGAGAATGATTCCTATTTAGGTTAAATTTAAGTATACCGTTTCGGTATGCCTTTATTATAACGCCAAACAATAAAGAATTGCAACTCTCACTCAGTGAGACCTATAATATATTATGGTAATAATACCACAAAATAAACCTTGACAAGAGCGAACACCCTTCCTATCAACAATCATTCTATCTTAAAGTCACCTATCGTCTGTCTTTGTATAAGAAGCGTACACTCAATGCGCTACGTCGCATATAACGTCAGCTCTGCTGACAGTGAGCGAAGCGAATAACAAAGAGTGACTCTGCTTGCAGAGGCATTATCAAGCAAGTCTAACTGAATGAGACCCAACAACTTTGGTGTTGAGACAGAGGTCTCTTTCAGTTGGACTTGCTGCTTTTGACCTTGACTTTGACCTTGACTTTGACTTTGACTTTGACTTTGACTCTGAGCCTTGGCGAGTGTCCAT